AATTGTGAATGGATACAATAACATACCTGCTAATGCAAACCATGTCATCTTTCTCATTGCATCTCTTTGAGCATCCTGATCTTCGAGTTCTTTTCTTTTGAACTCTAAGTACATCTTTTCTTCTTGTGGTGATACTTTTCCGTCACCGTTTGTGTCTGCTGGATGAAATCCTGCTTCTTTTATTTCTTCAGCCATCTATTTTTTACTCCTCTGTTCTAGTCTTTTGTTTTCTTCTTCAATATGTTGATTGAGAAGTGTAACATATATTTCCCTCTCCCACGGCAACATATTCATAATGTCTTCAAGGTTCCATTTGTGAACATGCATCAATGCAAAGTTCAGTCTATAGTATGCCTCAAAGTCTATATGAGAGAGGCATATTAAAAAAAACTCTGAAGTCCTTCTAATACAACAGTTCCCTTTTTCTTTGTCTTTGGGTTTGTTACTTTAATTTCATGCTTTAGTTTAGGCATTGTACTAAAGAATTGTTGCATCTTTAAGAATTGTTCCTGAGTTAAATTTTCAATAAACTCTTTTCTTTCACTATCTGAAGTGTCTGCTCGATCAAAAACTTCATCACCATCATAAATTTGTAAAATACATTTTGAAATGATATCTAACATTTCTTCCGTTGATGGATTTTGTAAATTAGAATCCATAAACATGTCGATTGTGGGATATGTCATTACAACACCTGCAGTATCAGTCAATTGTATTTTGTTATTATGATTTTCATCTACATGAACGTTAATCTGTGTTAGATCAATTTCTGTAGGCACCATGGTTTCATTGTCGTCTGGTGCTTTTACTTTTATTTTTACTTTTTCACCAACAGACTTAGCACGTATGTTTAAAAATACATATTCTAAATCAAAACTTGGCATGTCTTGTGTATTCAATTTACCAAATGTACAATTTTCAATAATTGTTTTTAGTGCTTGAATCAAATCTTCAGTTTTGCCACTCTCTTGTGCTTGAAGTAATAACTTTTCTTCTTTGACAAGAAATGGTCTAAACTTTATTTTTTCATCTGTCGATGGTACTTCCAACTCAAATGTTTGTTGATTAATATTGGGTAAAGCCATTATATCTCCTCATGTTAAAACGTAAATGGTGGGAATATTTTCCCTCCAAATACTTTACCAATAGGTATAGAACGTTTCAATGTATTGAACGCATTTCTACCTGTTCTTTTTAGTTCTGGTGGTAAATTGTCAAAGAAAGGAAAACCTGATGAACCAGGCTTCACTTCTCCAGAGGAAAGACCACCGACTTTCCCTGTACTGTCTATATCTAAATTAAAATTCAACCAATATCTATAAGTGAAAGTTACATTGATTTTTACATATTGATTATTTTCACCGTACGAATAGTCAACTGTACCAATTGATACTGGATATGCTTCAAATAATCTGATACCATAAGTTACACTATCTCTATCATTCAATGAATCAAATTGACCTAACTGAAAGATATCAATAGGTGCGACATAATCATCATAATAACCTGCATTGTTTGTTACATTATCAATAATCAGATTTTGCCATGTTTCAAAGAACTGTCTTAGTCTTAAAAATTTGTCACCAATAAATGTCATTTGTATATCAGCATATTGTGTTACAGACGGAAAGTTGTATGTCGGACCGTAATGTCGATATGGATTTGTATTAATTGTTCTATCTGGTAATTGCACCGATTCGCACATCAATCCAATTTCTCTACCAATTTCTTGATTTTGTTGTGCCATTGTCTGTTGTGAACTTTGCAATCTACCTAACTCTGTATCTGTAGTTGATATTTCTTGATTTGAAAAGATGCCTTGTAAATTAATACCACCTTGTGGCATATTTACACGAACAAGAAATCTATTTGTACGTGCAACACCTTCACCTTTTGCTATAGCAGAACGAAAACGATTGATTGTTGTTTCGGGATTTGCTCTCTGTTGTAATCTAGGATCGCCAGGAATATTATCATATTCTCTACCTCTTGGTAATCCAATTCTGAGATCAAAAGGACCAATACGTTTGCCGCCTCTGAATATTGCCATTACTTACTTAAACCTTTTTGTCTTCTTTTATGTTTGTTCATTGATGAGGTTTTTAATTTACCTCCACCAATTGTTGTTCTTTTTGGTATGTGTAATATGTTTGATACTACTGTTTGTTTTTTAGCCATTAACTTACCATTCCTCTACTATCTCTCCACACTCTTGCACTTGAAGCTTTTCTAAACTGTTGCACAGGCAACAAAGAAGCAACAAGAAAATCTTCTTCACTGATTCGTAAAAAACCAGATCGAAGATGATTTGTCAAATAGTGTTTAATTGTTGGTTTGATAAGATTGATTTTTTTAAGATCAGAATAACTCGAATCAGTACCTTTCTTATCAATAATTTCTAATAACTTTATACGTAAAGGTATCGGCAAATAGTGAAAGTTTAAACCAAGAAATCCACCTTTTGCACTATCAATCGGCAACACTAATGGAAATCGATCATAGTAGGGTAAAATGTTTTTCAATTTAGGATCATAGAAGAACATGTTTAGTTTACCATTTGATGGTTGTCTTCTTAATGCGCCTTGATTGATCAATCTACGTGCTGATACACGATTGCCCAAATCTCTTATTTTCCTTTGATACCATGCAACTGATTTTGTTTTATCACCCGCTAGTTTACGTATGTCTGTAAAGATGTCCGCCATACTACTATTTATATGGTGATAAGAAATCCTCTGTGAGAATAGTGAAGTCCATACCACGTTTCTTTGACCATTCTTTTGCACTCTCCCACTTCGCTTGATTCTTTACATACTCTAAAACTTCGTTTTTCCACTTATTCGTTTTACGTGTAGGGTTGCGTAAGGGTGCTTTGGTGTATTTTTTGGGCTTGACTTCAACAACTAACTTGCGTATGCCACCATTCTTATCTCTATATTTGAGATAGAAATCAGGAAAATATCGATGCAATTTATTGTCAATGGGTGACATGTAAGGTATAATAAGTTCTTCACTACCCCATTCTAGTACCGCTGAATTGGTATCACAATAGATCATAAACCGTCTTTCCCACAAACTTCGATAAATAACGTTCGTTGGGTCTCCCTTGTACTTACTAGGATTCTTGGGTCGATACTTGCCTTTGTATGTCTTTCGATAAGTCATTATAAATACTTATATGTCTTTAATATCAGGTTTACTAAACAAATTATCAAGTAACGTATTTGGTGGAGGTAATGTCGGTTCACCAAATAAAGCAACACTTGGCGCTCAATTACGACAACGTTCTAATTTTCAAATTGATAGTAGTCAGTTTGCACATACAAACACAAACAAGTTTTCATTTGGTAGTTTAGTTTATCCTGAAGTATTAGAAACAGATCCTGGTTTAGGACATTACATGTTATTCTACATCTATCGAACTAAAAATTCAAAGTATAATCCACCAGGTAAAGAAATAGTTAGAATAAATCCTGAAATGGCAGGACAAACAAAAACTGTGAATACAGGTGGTGTCGTTGGTATTGAAACAAGTACAAGAAATGATTTTCGTGCAGACACATTGTCACGTAGTAAAAGAGATTCAATTAGAGAACAATTAGGTTTTGTCAAAACATCCGATGCGATTGCATTGTATATGCCACCCAATTTAGAGTTCAGTTATAAAGCTGACTATCGAGCATCAGAAACAGGCGCTGCTGGTCAATTCGCAAAACAATTTGGTGTATCATCAATCAAAGACACTTTAACAAATTTAGGTGAATCAGGTGGTACACAATTTATAAGAGAAACTATTGGTGAAAAATTATTAAGAGATGTTCCTGCACAGATTGGTGAATTTTTAGGTGGTGGTGATATTACTGGTGTGATTCGTCTATCAACACAAAAGGCATTGAATCCACATTTAGAAGCAATTTTTGAGAAAGTTAGTATGAGAGAATTTTCATACACATTTAGATTCACACCAAAGAATGAAAGAGAAGTTGAAACAGTCGATAAAATTATTAAGTTGTTTAAGTTTCATATGATGCCAGAAAAACCAATTGATAGAGCAATTGGTCGTTATCTAACAATGCCCTCAGAGTTTGAAATTCACTACATGTATAAGGGTGTAGAGAATACATGGTTGCCTTTTGTGTCCAATAGTGTATTGCAGAATGTTACATTATCATATGGTCCTGGTGGACAATATCAAACATTTAGACCCAAATCAACACCAGATGGTTCCGCACCACCTCCAACAGAGATAGAAATGAAATTAGATTTCATGGAAACAGAGGCACTAACAAAAGAAAAGATTATGGAAGGTTATTAATGTATTTCAGAGAGTTTCCATTATATCAGTACGACTTTGACGGTAAAGGACAAAATGTTAAACTTGTCACTGATTTATTACGTAGAGTTGCCGTTCGTTCAAAAGTTCGTGCGAATACATTGTTAATGGACAAGTATGATGTCAAAGAGGGAGAAACACCAGAAATCGTTGCAGACTTATATTACGGGAATAGTCAGTATCATTGGGTGATTATATTACTTAATCACATTACAGGATGGCATGATTGGCCTTTAGACGCAGTTTCTTACAACAAATACTTAGAAAACAAATACGGTGATAATATAGATGCAACACATCACTATGAAATTAATCAGACATCAGGTGATACAACAACTAAATTAGAAGTTTCGAGTGATACATCAGGTGCAACGATAGTGACAAATAGAGAGTATGAAGATCGATTACAAGATGAGAAAAGACAAATACGTTTAATTGATCGCACGTACTTACGTTTGTTTGTAGAAGAATTTAAAAAACTAATTAAGAGATAATTATGAGTGTTACCATTGATCCTGCAATATTGGAAAGAGCAGGCGATTTTAATTTAGATGAAATCGTCATACGCACCATCACAGACGAATCAGTCGATTTTAAAGCCGCATTTACTGAACTAAACTTATACGAATCCATTTATAGTAATGCCGTTACAGGTAATATTGTCATTCGTGACAGTAAAAATTTCATTCAACGATATTCAATCGGCGGACAAGAAACGATTGCATTTAACATACACACACCTGGCGCTGAAGGAACAGATCAAATTGATTTAAAGACTTATCCTGCTCGTATCTATAAAGTTTCTGATAAGGTCGCAACATTAGAACGTGAACAAGTTTATACACTACACTTTACATCAAAAGAATCAATTGTCAATGCAAGAAATAGATTTTCTAACGCATTGACTGGCACGACCTCTGATATGACAGTGAAATTATTAACAAGTGATAATTATATCGGCACAAACAAACCCATTTATGTTGAAGACAGTGTGGGCATTCATAAAATTGTATTTCCATATATGAAACCCTTTAATGCCATTACGATGTTAGCCAAACGTTCTGAGAGTAGTGTTTATAATACACCAGGTTTTCTCTTTTATGAAACACATCGAGGTTACAACTTTCGCAGTTATGAAAGTCTAACGCATGAACAACGAGCACCGATACCTGAGAAAATGTTATTTACGGATATGCCGTACGCACGAAGTGACGGAAATCCTGCGATGAGAGATATTGTCTTTGACATGTCCACAATTAAAGAGTTTCGTATTGTCAAAACAACCGATTTAATGACTGATACGGCATCAGGTATGTTAAATTCAACACTATACACACATGACATTCACACTAAGACATGGACAAAGACAGAGTATAATTACTTGAATAATTTTTACAATCGTTTACATATTGATCAAAACGAATTTAAAACAGATTACAACGCATCATTTGGTGCATTATATAGTTTAACACCTGAAGATGAAAAAGGATCATTGACATCGGATTATCCTCGTTCAAAGATTATGTCATCTTCACGTGCGACTGCGTTACATTCTCAATCCGCAAATGATCCACGTGATTATGACAATCGTAGTCATGTATGGATGCAAAACGCATTATCGAATAAACTTTCGAGTAACGCTATACAAATGGAAATGACTGTACACGGAAACACATATTTAGCTGCGGGTGATGTCATTCGTGTCAATCTTACATCCAATGAACCTCATAACGCAGGAGATGAACGTATCTATGACGAGTATTTTTCAGGTCGTTGGTTGATTACGCATTGTCGACATGTCATCAATCCACGA